TTGGACAAACCAAGTGCTGTAAGGGCTGCTGAAGCTGTTGTAGCTCCTGTTCCACCATCTCCTATGGCAAGCGTTCCAGTAATCGCAGATGCGTCTAGTTTAAGAGCAATCTCTGTAGACTCGATGACAAGACCACCATTAGCTTTTAAATCAACAGATAACTCATTACCAGATTTATCAAGACCATCTCCAGCTATTATCTGACCAGCACCAGAGAACTGTGCAAATGTTAGATTATTCGTTCCAACAACAGCAGATCCAGTATCAGAAGTACAGGTAAAACCATTTTCTGCATTTGTTGTTCCCTGTTCAACAAAAACGAAAGCACCAGCAGCATTAGAACCCGTTGCCATGTCTGTAGCTCTTGATGGTGCTCCAGATGCGTTTACGTTATAAATACCATTCTGGGATGCAGTAGTTTGGTTCTTAATTAATATTCGATCACCAGTTGCTAAAGTTACACCATCTATGGATTGACCATTAGCAAATGCAGTAGATAGTGTGCCATTTGCAGTAGTTGTAGCTTTTACAGAATCTTTTACATCTAAACCTTGAGCAACTCCATCTACATATCCTTTATTTGCTGCGTCATTATCACCAGTAGGATCTGCTAATCCTGTAATCTTTTGTGAGTTTAATGAGACTGCACTGGTTGGAGCAGCCATTTGATCTAAAGTATTTGTTCTAACTCCTGCATCGAAATCACTTATTTTTGTATGTGCTAAAGAAGGAATATCAGCAGCTACTAAGGCCCTAAATGTAGGTGCAGCGTCACTTCCTGTAGTTGGTCCAGATAAAACTTTATTAGCATTTTGTACTGTATCTTTATCAAAGAAACCACCTTTACCACCTATTTTTATAACACTGGTCGCTGATCCTCCAGCACCACCAGTACCTTTACCAATAAATAAGGTTTCGGTTCCTTCCGTAAAAGCTAATTCTGCATTAGCTAATGAGGTAGGTGCTGACGATCCAGTAGATCTTTTAATTCTTAAGGTGTTTGCCATGTTAGAAGTTTCCTCCGTCTACAA